AGGAAAAGCAAATATGAAACTTGCTCAAAATAGACTTGAAGTAAAAGAAAAGAAAAGTAAACCATGTTCAGAACAAACAAGATTGAAAATGAGCATTGCAAGAAAAGGTGTACCAAAAACAGAACAACACAAGAAAAATATTAGTTTATCTCAAATAAGACAAAAACTTATAAACAGAAAATGTTCAGAACAAACAAAACAAAAAATTTGAAATTAGGAGATAAATTAAATGCAGCAATGTAACAATATCTACAACTTCAAAACAATGTACTAAAAAAAGGTGGAAAAGTATGTTAAATATTTTAAAAAATGCAAAATTATGGGATGACAAGGAACTAGAAAGAGAAGTATATAATCTATCTAAGGTTATACGACCAAAAGTTGGAGAACAATTAAAAGGAAACAATCTGCTAGGATTAGAATTGAATTCTGAAGTACTTGAGATGATAGATTATGTGATTGTCTATTTTGAAGAAAATAGGTATATACCTTCATTTCCAGAAATATATAAGAAATTCAATTCATTTAAGTTTCTTTCAACAAAATACGAAAGTAAAGTAGAATTCAAAAACTACTTTGAAGAAAAGAAAGCATTCTATTTAGATAGAATTCGTATTAGCAAATTACGAGAATGCCAAGAAGAAACATCAGCAAAGAAGCAATTAGAACTATTAGATGATGTGAGTAGAATTGTTTCAGAAAAGCTCAATTCAGTAATTGAATTAAAATGTGCGACTCAATTTAATTGGGAAAAAGATTTTAAAGAATCAAAAGTAGCAGAAGAAGGCCCGAAAACAAATATTACATCAATTGACACAATAACTGGTGGAATAACAGCAGGAAAATTAATGATAGTGGCTGCACCCCCAAAATGTTTAAAAACAATGTTTTTAATCAATATGTGTCATGAAGGCATAATAGAATATGAACCAGATAACAATACTCTATTCATTTCATTAGAAATATCAGAAAAGGAATTGATGCAGAAACTAATTATAAGACATTCTAAGAAGTTTAATTCAAAATTAGATATAAAAGTAGTAATTAAAAACAAATTAACAGAAGATGAAAAAAAAGAATTTTTAAGAGTAGCTGATGATTTTAAAAAGTCAAAGAAACATGATTTATTTATTTTGGATGGAACAAAGATTCAAACAGAGAGTCTGATCGCACTAAGACAACAAATATCAGATTTTATAGAAAAATATAATATTAAAACAATTATGATTGATTATATGCAGATGTTTAAGAATTTCAATTATAGAGGCTATACAAATAGATATGATCAACTCAATGATATTGTAAGTCTGTTTCATGTAATAGAAATTAAATATAATGTTAGAGTGATTCTTGCGTCACAAATAACAAGAGAAGGACAAAAGATGAATGATACTCAAAAAGGAAAAAATAAAAAAGCTGGATTTCAACCATATCATTTATCAGAAGTATCAAATCTTGAAAAATACGCATATTATATTATATTTCTAGATACAGACGAGGTTTCAAAGAAGTCAAATCAGTTTAGGTATCAATTATCTCGTCATAGAGACGGAGAGACCATTGAGGATCAGAAATGTGCGTATGTAGATTTTAAATATTTCTATATCTCAGAAAGCGGATTTACATCTTTAGAAGAACAATTTTCTATTCCACAAGACAAAACAAATCAACCAATAGCTGAAATTGACTTATTTGATTAAGAAAGGATAAGTAATGTACATATACAAGACTACAATAATTCCAACCAATGAGATTTACATTGGACAATCAATTCATAAACCTGAAGAAACAACAGATTATCTAGGTTCAGGTAAAATATTGAAAGCTAAAGTAAATTATTATGGCATAGAAAATTGCAAGAAAACAATTCTAATTGATGATTTAGATAACAAAGCAGATTTAGATTTCTTTGAAAAAGTTTTAATTGAGGCTAATAGAGAAGATTTTGGTGATTTAGTTATTAACATTGCAGATGGTGGAGGCGGAGGAGTTGGTACTTTTAAAATACACAAACAAGACTGTAAATGTTCATTTTGCAAAGCCAAACGTGGCGAACTAAAAGGAAAATCAATGTCAGAACAAACAAAACAAAAAATGAGAATTTCAGCAAATAATCCTGAAGTAAAAGAGAAAAAAAGACAAGCTCATTTAGGTCAAAAGTGTACTGAAGAAACAAAATTAAAAATTAAACAATCTAATTTAGGACAAAAACGTTCAGAACAAACAAAAGAGAAAAATAGGCTTTCACATTTAGGTAAACCAATTGATCATAAATTAACTTGTCAATGTTTTATATGCAAATCCAAGAGAGGTGAAATGAAAGGAAAAATAGTATCAGAACAAGCAAAAGAAAACATTAGACTTTCACATTTAAAAAATCCAAATTGTCAATGTTGCATGTGCAAATCTAAACGTGGAGAAAGGAAAGGTATTGTCTTATCAGAACAACATAAGAAAAATTTGAGAAAACCAAAATCAGAACAAGGAAAAGCAAATATGAAACTTGCTCAAAATCGTCCTGAAGTAAAAGAAAAAATTAGACAAACACGTTTAGGTAAACCGAGAGGAAATTATATTAAGAAGCTATAAACCTTTATATTTAAAGGTTTATAGCTCAAACCTTAAAACCTAAAAGTTTTAGTTAATAGCTCAAACCTTAAATTTTAATGTTAAGGTTAGTAAAGGTTAATTTTATATTTAGAGAAAGGAGAAAAATTATGGAAAAGAACGATTTAGTAAAAACAAAAGATTTAGCAAAAGTTTTCGATGTTTCGTATAAAACAGTGCTTGAATGGGTAAAAATACTTGGAATAGTTGTTAAAAATGGAAGACCAAAAACATATAATTCTGATGAAATAGAATTATTAAACAAGTTTCAAAAAACAAAACGTAAGTATGTAAAGAAAGGAAATTAAATAATGAATAAGTATTATGGATATATTTACAAGACTACAATAGTTCCAACTACTCAAATTTACATAGGACAAAAGAAAGGAACTATCGAAAAAACTAGAGACTATTTAGGTTCAGGTAAAATATTGCAAGCTAAAGTGAATCATTATGGACAAGAGAATTGTTTCAAAGAAATATTAAGCATTTGTAAAGACAAGCAAGATTTAAATGAAATGGAAATATTTTGGATAGAATACTTTAGAAGTATATTATCAGATAAAGTATTGAATATTACCAATGGTGGTGAAGGTTTTCATGGAAAGCATACTGAAGAATCAAAACAAAATATTAGACTCGCACATTTAGGCAAACCAAAATCACCACAAGCAAAATTAAATATGAAACTTGCTCAGAATCGACCTGAAGTGAAAGAAAAGAAAAGCAAAAATATTAGTATTGCAAAAAAAGGCAAACCATGTTCAGAACAAACAAGATTGAAAATGAGCATTGCACATTTAGGCAAACCAATGTCAGAACAAGCAAAAGAAAATAATAGACTTGCTCAAAATCGACCTGAAGTGAAAGAAAAGAAAAGCAAACCTAGATCAGAACAAATAAAACAAAATATGAGAAAACCTAAATCAGAACAAACAAAACAAAAAATGAGAAAACCTAAGTCAGAACAAGCAAAATTAAATATGAAACTTGCTCAGAATCGACCTGAAGTGAAAGAAAAGAAAAGCAAAAATATTAGTATTGCTCATTTAGGCAAACCATTATCAGAAGAACATAAAGCTAGCATTAGTATTGCACTAAAAGGAAAATCCAAATCAGAAATGGGACACAAAGAAAATTGCAAATGTATGTGTTGCAAAGCCAAACGTGGTGAACCAATGTCAGAACAAGCAAAACAAAATATGAGCATTGCTCATTTGGGTAAACCGAGAGTAAAGTATATTAAAAAGTTTGAAAACAGTTGGTGGTGTAGTAAAGATCGTATAGATGATAGACAACTTAAATTGAGGTTATTGAATGAAATTTAAAATTGGAGATAAAGTAAAAATAAAACATGGAACATTCATTGGAACATCAAATCAAATAAGCTATAATAAAATTTATACAATTGTTGAGGAAAAAGAAGACCTTGTTTATAAAATAAATGTATCTGCTGATATAATATCAGTATATTATGATTGGGAATTGGAACGATACGATAGACAACTTAAATTGAGGCTATTAAATGAAATTAAATAAAATTGCATTTTTGAAAGACTTAATTAAATTAGATGGAGATTGTGTCAGAGTTGCTATTGGTGAATCTGGAAAACGTTGGGAATATCCGTGTATGAAATGTTCAAAAATAATTCCAAACTATTATAATTCAAAATGTAATGACATTGATATTTTATTAAATGCTAAGAAAGAATTAAGAAAAATTAAAATAAATTTAATAAACGAGCTTTAAAGTTTTAATAATATATCAATGAAAGGATAAATTAAATGTTTATTAATTTTATGATATAATGTTTTTAAGTATTTAATTGAAAAAGAAGAGGATTTTTTTAAATGGAGGAAGTATGATAGAATTTAGAGCGTGGGATAAGACAAATAAAAAGATGAAAAAAGTAGCTTCTATTGATTTTTATAATAAATTCGCTTTTTTAGAATGTCTTCCAAAATTTGATATAGATTTTTGTGAAGATTTTGATTTTGAGGATATTGAATTGTTACAGTATATAGGAATAAAAGATAAAAAAAATGAAAAATATTTTATTGGGGATATTGGTGAGTTTGAAAATGGTGATAGGTTTGTTTTGAGAATGGAAGATTGGATAGAAGTTTATATTGAATGGATTGGAGAACCTGAATGTGAAGATTTAAGTAGTACTAATGATTTATATAGAATTGAAGAAGCAACAATAATAGGAAATGCATACGAACAAACTAGTCTATTGAAACCGTATGAAAAATAACTATGCAAATATTAACTGGTATATCAATGAAAGGTAAATTAAATGGTTATAGAATTCATTTTTGGGGTTGTTATAATTATAATTTTGATGGGTGTTTATTTAGTCAATAAAAAAGTTGAACCAGAAATTTTATCATTACCAGAATCATCACTTAATAGAATTTGGAATACAAAAGAAGAAGATGAAGCTTGGAAAAATTTATAAATTTAATTAATAAACTATAAAGTTTATTTTAATAATATATTAATGAAAGGAGAAAAATATGAAAGGTTTTATAAAAGGTGGGATTGAAACTACTGTTCAAGAAGTTAGAATTCCAAAATATGCAGCGACAAAAGGAACGACAGACCGAGTGACATTTTTTAAAGCATCTACAGAAAAAATGATAACAAAAACTCATTATATTCCTGGAGTGGGTACAACATATTGCTGGGAAGGCTTATGTTGTAAAAGGTTTGGAGAACCAAAAATTAGAAATGTTTATCCAATAATCAAATATCCATCTACAAAAGATGGTGATTTAGTTTTGAAAGGCGATCCAGAAATATTAAGACTTGAGCTTTCTAATAAGAAAGACAAAAGTATCAAAACTAAAAATAAAATAGAAAAAGATAAAGGTTCAGATATATCTAAAGCTGATATGTTTATTGTAGGTGCTGATGATATTCAAAAAATTGAGAATTCTGAAGGTGGAAAAACTACTGATTATATTGATTTTACATTTGAAGGCCCAGTTGAAGGTCCGAGTTATATGAAAAATAAAGCTTGGTTGCAAATTATAAAAGATCAATGGGAATTTTATAAAGCAAATATCGAAAAAACATATGCTCGAACTATTGAGACAGATGAAGAATATTTGGAAATCATATCAGCAACAAAAGAAAATAATAACACCACATCTTTTCAATATTCTAATAATAAATCAGCCAAAGCCTTGCCTGAACAGACAGATATTGTAGAATCTACTATAATTGAAGGAACAGCAGATGAATTATTTGAGGAAGAAACAAAAACAAATCCAAAAACAGTCGGTGTTGTAGATCTCAAAAAAGATGAATTAGATAAATTGTTTGATGAATAATGGTTTCTGTTATTTTTAAAAGCCGGCATTTTTTGATTGTAAGCTGTTTTATATTTTACAATTCAAATTTATAATTTTATGTATTGCTGGCTTTTCTTTTATTAAAGTATTCGAATGGAAGAATGGTATAGAATTGAATTAAGTTATGCAACATTTGCTATTGTTTTTAAAAACGGAAAAGTTATAAAAACTGCGCCAATAGCAAAATACATGATTGAAAAAAGTTTTGAATTTGCTATGGCACATTACAAAAACAAAAGAGCAAAAATTGAAAAATTAAAAGACCAAGAAGAGGATATATTATGATTTTTTTTAAATCTATATTTTTATTATTTATTTTTCTTACGATTATTTCTCTTACTGTCATTTGTTGTAAATTAAAAGAAGATTACAAAATGTCTAAGTTTGATAATGCAACAAAATATTCTAATCATATGCATATAAAAATAGAAAAAGTTGAGGCAAAATAATGCGAAAAGGTGGAAGTAAACAAAAAGGTAATTCTTTTGAAAGAGCTATTGCAGTTAAACTTTCAAATTGGTTAACAAACAATGTTATGGATAATGCAATATGGAGAACAGATACTTCTGGTGGAAGAAGCACAATAAATATAAAAAAGAATAATATCAATTCAGTGGTTAAAGACAATATTGGAGATTTAAAACAAGTTGTTGGTATTGATAAATTTAATAATCTTGATACATTTTTTAAAACATTTTTTATTGAATTGAAGATTGGATATAGAGGCACATTCATTTTTAATCTTCCATTAAATAAAGATTTGAAATATATTATTGACAAATGTATTGAACAGTCTAAAATAATTCAAAAGTGTTTTTGTTTAATTATTAAACAAGATAGAAAAAAAGAAATGATAGTTACAAATTATAATTTTAATATGAATGAAGATTTTTTAACTATTAAATATAATCAATTAGTATTAAGAGTTTATTTGTTAGATGATATTTTAAAATATAATTTAGAAGATTTAATGATAAGGTGTATGATGTGAAAAATACATACAAATTAAATAAAAAAGATAAAGTTGAATTATTTTGGACAATGGTATTTTTATTTGTGCCTTGTATTCCTATAGGATTGATATTTCATTTTTTTGGAGGGATAGATAAACATCAGTGTGTATTTGGATATATTCTAAGCATTTATATGCTAGGATTTTGTATTTGGTGGTTTATACTTGGAATTGTTGATCTTATTTATTGTTGGAAAATTATTTTTGGTTTTAAAAAGGAAGTGAAAAATGACAAAAGAAAAAAATGATCCTAAAGATGTATTAGTTAGTAACTGTGTAACGAGTGACTTTTTTTATTCTAAAAGGATATAAAAATGAAAATAATAATAACTTTAAATCCAAATGATTTATGTATTGAAAAACTTCCTAATCCTGATTTTGTTAAAGTAAGTTTTGAAACAGATGTGGCATCAAACAACTTTAAAATTTTATTTGATAATGCTGAAGAACTTGATGATTTTATAGATGGATTAAAACCGGATAGAACCAAAATAGATTGTGGTGATTGTGGTACACCTATACAGGATGATGAAGATATTTATTGCGAAGAATGTTATTCTAAAATTAAATAAAAGATGAAATTTATGAATAAAAACTATATTGAAAATCCTAAAACAAAAGATTCAGGTATAATTTGTTGCATACCTCAAAAAGGTGTTTGTCCAATGAAATGTCCAGACTGTTTTTTTCAAGGAGGTAAGTCATATTTAGAACCTTTGAATGATAATCTTCCTAATATGCCATCTTTAAAAGAGGTTGGAAATAAAATAGTTAGAGTGAATGATGGTAATGATAGTTGTAATAATATTGATTTAGTTATCAAAAGTGTAAAGAAATATAAACAGAAATTTTATAATACTTCTATTTATGATAGAATGAAATGGTTGAAGTTTGATGCTCCAGTTGTTTTTACTTGTAATCCTGGAATTAAAACGGACGTTGAATTTAATTTGGGTGGAAATTATGATAATTTTAGAAGAAAATTAATGTTTGTTAGAATTAGGACTAATACTTGGAATTTAGAAAATGTTGTAGATAAAGTAATTAAAAATTTTACTCATCCACATTATAATATTTCTGTTGTTTTAACATTTATGGCTTATTATGATGAAAAATCAATTCCAGAAGAACATAGAAAATATTATGTATTACGTAAACGTACATTAAATTCTTATTATGCGATTACAACAGCAGGATGGGAAATGATAATGTCAAGATATAAATATAATATTAATGTTTATAGTTGTGGAAAAGTTGAAGGTGAGTTAGGAAAAATTGGTTGTTCTAAATGCGGGAATTGTATTAGAGAATATTTTAATGCAATAGAAAGAATGAAAAAAAATCAATAAAAGGAGATGAGGTATGATAGTATTATGGATTTTATTAATTATTATTGGAATTTTGTGGTTAGGTACTGGAATTGTTGCTGGTATTATTTTATGTAAAGATTATAAAAAATATCAGAGAGTAAAGACATTAAAAGAAATAGGACTTTTAATAGTAATATTTTTGATATGTGTTTTACAAGGCCCGATATGTTTACGATGGGTTTTAAAATTTATTTTAAATTATGATATTTAAATTTTTAATAATATATTAATGAAAGGAGAAATAAATGTATAAATATTTTGGAGATATAAAAAAAGAAGAGGCTACAATCGATTCCCCAACTAAAGTTGAAATGGTGAAAGAACCTAGTTTTTTGGAAACAGTCAGCAATAGAGTTTATTTTTATTCTGAAATTGATAGAGACAAAATTTTGCAATTAAATAAACAATTAAGAGATTTAGATAATAGCAATATAACTAACAAAATCAATAATAATGATGATGAGTTACGAAAGATATTTTTGCATATAAATTCTTATGGTGGATATATTTTTCATGGATTATCAGCTATGGACAATATGTTATTATGTAAAAGCGCAATCATTACTGTGGTTGATGGTATTTGTGCTAGTGCAGCAACATTTTTATCACTTGTTGGAAAACATAGACAAATGACAAAAAATTCATTTATGTTAATTCATCAACTTAGTAGTTGTGCTTGGGGAACATACAGCAATATTATTGATGCAAAAGAAAATTTAGACTTGTTAATGAAAACAATCAACAATATCTATGAAAAATATACTAATATTCCATCAAAAAAATTAAATGAAATCTTAAAACACGACTTGTATTTTGATGCTAAAAAATGTTTGGCATACAAAATGGTAGATGAGATAATTTAAATGGAAAAATTCATGTATTGGATTAATTATATTTTTTTTACTTTCTTCTAGTTTGTGAAATACCTCCTTCATGAACTGAAGATTTGAAGCCGGCGGCGTGAGCACCGGCTTTTTTTATTTTTAAAAGGATTTACAAATGGCAAAACGAGACGAAATAAAAAGTATAGCAGAACAAATTGCAGGATTTGATAGTTTAAATTCAAAATTAAAGTTTTTGAAAACAGACATTGAAATATTTGATGCATTTATGGCTGGGGAAAAAGACATTAATATACCAGATATAGGTCTTCCTATAGGTAAGATAATTGGAATTTCTGGAAAGAATGGAATTGGAAAATCTACATTGATGATGGAGATTTCAAAAAGAGTATGTTTAAAAGGATTTAAAGTTATTTATCTTGATGTAGAAAAAGGACTTAATATTAAATCTTTGAGAGATTATGGATTATTAGAATTTGCAGCCTATGATTCAGCAATAGAATCAGAAACTAGCGATGAAAAATTAAAAGAAATAAGAATGCAATGTTTAGAAGATTTTTTATCTGGAAAGAAAACATTTTATTGTCCGTCACCCAGGTCTTATAATCAAGTTTTATCAACAATAAAATATTTACTTGATCATAATAAAGGCCCGGAAATAAAGCTTTTAGTAATTGATAGCATTAAAGACATTATGTCTACCAAAGTATTAGAAGAAGAAGGAGAAACTGAAGAGTTTCAGATGATGATAGATGCTAAAAGTCAGGAATATTTTTTACTTAAATTGAAGAGTAATTTAGCATTTAAAGATGTTTGCTGCGTTATTTTGAATCAAGTTAGGATAAAGGTTGCTGGCGCTGTATTTTATGATGGAGAAGCTGGAGGAAACGGGTGGATGCATAGAACAGATATACGCTTGTTTGTAAAAGAACACAAAAAAATTGAGCAAATGGTAATAAACAACAATGGGGAAAAAGAGATAAAAAAGATAGGAAATTGGATAGAAATAGAAATAAAAAAAGGAAGATTTGGAAATTCTTTTTCTAAATTATATATGCCGCTTATATTTGGAAAAGGATTTTCCAATTTCATATTATTTAATGAAAGATTGACAGAACAAGGAATAATTAAGAAAACAGGAAGTTGGTATGAATTTAATATTCCAGAATATAATATACATGAAAAGTACCAAGGTGAATCAGGCGGGTATAAAATAATTAAAGAACATTTTGATGACATTAAAAAATATATTATTGATAATAAACTATTATTTGTTGAAAAAAATGTAGAGAACAATCAAGAATGAAATTAACAAATTTAGATTATTCATATTGTAATTCATTAAAACTTGAAATATGCAAAAATTGTAAAAGAAATATTAATTTATATGATTATTTGGAAATTAAAAATGTATGGATGTTTCAACCAGAAATTATAAATGAAAATTGTGAAACATTTGATGAGGTATAAGATATGAAAAATAAATTATTGGGACGGATATCATATGAAATTAAAGATGGCATTAAATATATACACATAACTACAAATGGTTTATCTGTGAAAGATACAAAAGAAATTATAGAATTTTACAATAAATTAATGAAGTTTCCTGGGTATATTAGACAACTTAAACTCAAACTTTTAAAACAATTATTTTAAAAAGGAGAACTAAATGGTAGATTATAATGAAATTAAAGATGATTTTATTATTCAATTAGAACAGAAAACTTTAGTTATCAATAAAGAAAGAATTGATGACAAATTACTTGTTGATGATTTGTATTTAACTCAAACTGATATTTTTGATATTGTAGTTTCCTTAGAAGATATTTTTGATGTAGATACATCAGAAACAGATTTAGAAAGTTTGAAAACAGTAAGAGATATTATAGAAATGTTTGAAAGAGAAATTAACAAAGAAAATGAGTGAGGTGTTATGTTTGATAAATCAGAATTTAAAGATATGATTAGAATCAAAAGAATTCAAGACAAAGAATTTGATAAATTCTTTAGAGATCCTAGAGTTTACAATTTTTATGACAGTATTGATGACACGGATTTTAATATTGATTCTGTTTTTGAATTTATTAAAGATATTTTCAAAGAAAAAAGTTATTTAGAAGATGAAATTATTTTAAATAAACTAAAAGGAATGGATGATGGGAAATAGCAAAAGTAATTATGTTGGAATTTATTATATTAAAAATTTAATAACTGATAAATATTATGTTGGTCAAAGTAGAAATGTTGAAGATAGAATAAAAAATCATAAAACATGTTTAAAACATAATAAACATTCTAATAGTTATCTTCAAAATGCATGGAATAAATATGGAGAAAATGTTTTTGAATTTAAAATTATAAATATTCTTCCGGTTTTTCCTATTGGGTGTGAAGTAGAAAAATGTTTTTTAAATAATGTATTAGATCCATTAGAAGGGTTTTATATTGATAAATATGATTCTTTTATTGATGGTTATAATTTAAGAGATGGTGGGAGTACATCACCTATTTCAGAAGAAAGTAGACAGAAATTAAAAAAGCCTAAATCAGAACAAACAAAAGCAAATATGCGAAAACCAAAATCAGAAGAACATAAACAAAAATTAAAATTGACAACTAAAGATAGAAAACATATTTATAAAGATAAAACATGTAAATTTGTTAAATTTTATGAGTTACAACAGTATTTAGATGATAATTGGAAATTGGGTATTCCTAAAGGACGAGTGAAGGCAATAGAGGAGAGAAATAGGATTAGTATTTCTATGAGTAAAGTTGTTAGAACAAAAAATTGGTGTGATAATATAAGAAAATCTGTATTATCTAAAAATACTTGGTCTAAAAATAGAATTTGGGTTTATTTGGATGATAATGAAAAAATGATAAATAAAAATGAAATAAATGAATGGTTGAATATAGGATGGCAAATTGGCCGTAAAGAGAAAATTAAAAGTTTATTAATAAAATTTAACAATGAAAGAACAACGAGGAATAATCATGAATAAATGTTTTAGTTGTGCAATAAAAAGTAAAAGAAGAAAATTTGATGCGTATGCAACACATTATAGTTTGACAGAACAATTATTAGAAAAGCATAATTTTGATTATAATAATTCTATTTTGGAACCTTGTTGTGGCGAAAATAAAAGTATAGTGAAAGTATTATCTAAAAAATTTAACAACATAACAGATTATGATTTAGCATATGGAGAAAAGAAAGATTTTTTTAATGAAAAAAGCAAATATGATATAATTTTAACAAATCCTCCATTCAGTTGTGCTGATGAATTTTTATTAAAAGCTAAACAAATAGCTACAAAACAAATTATATTTTTTTTAAGAATAAATTTTTTGCAAGGAATTAACAGATATGATAAAATATTTAATAAATATGATAATTATAGATTAAAATATGTGTATCAATTTACTAGAATGGTTGATATGTCAGCTCCATTGAGAGAAGATGGAAAATACACAACGGCAATGTTATCATATTCTTGGATGGTTTGGCAAAATGGGTATAACGGAGAAGCAGAATTAAGTTGGATAAATAATCAAAAATTTGTATTAAAAAACGGAAAAGGAAAACAATAATGGATTTTGAAAAAGTAATAAAAAAAATAACACAAGAGATAAATGATGATAACATCAAATAAATAAAGGAAAATAATGTTAAGGCTAAAAACATTTAAATTTAAATTAAAGCAACAAACAAATTTAAAATTAATAAAAAAGCTTTAAAGTTTTAATAATATATTAATGAAAAAGGTATTTAATGCAAAGGATTTTTTGGAGTCAATGTTTTTTTGATGATAAAGATTTACAAAAAATAATTTATGATTTATATAATATTGCAAATAATATTACTGGTTTAAGTTCTGATATTTATCCTGTATTGCAATATAATATTGATTATTTTAATTCAAATCAATATTTTCCATCATTTGATTTATTACTTGAAAATTTTAAAGATTTTAATTTCATAAAAGAAAAATTTTTAGATATAATTGAATTTAGAAATTATTTAAAAGATAAACTGTCTTTATATAATGATAAAATTAGAAAAGAATTAACACTAAATTATTTAGATGAAAAAGATGTAAATAAAAGAGTAAATAAATTAGATGAACTTTTAAAAATAGAAACGGGAATTTGCAATTCTGAATTAGATTTAAAAGATGCGAAGGATTTTGATTATAAGACAGATTATGAAAAAAAGACAAAAATAGGAGAAGGCCCGAAAACAAATATTGAAGATATAGATGCTATAATTGGAGGCATTACTTGTGGAAAACTTTTAGTTTTGGCTGCTCCACAAAAATGTTTTAAGACAACAACAGCCATTTCTATAGCATATGAAGGGATAATGAATTATATTCCAGATAATAATACTTTAATTTTATCATTAGAATTACCTGAAAGTGAATGGTATTGGAAGACAATAATAAGACATTCGTATAAATTTGGATATAACATTAATATTAAATCTATTTTGAAGGGTTTATTAACAGATGAAGAAAAAGAAAAACTATTTGAAGTTGTTGAAGATTTTAATAAAACAAAAAAGCATGGAATATTTATTATTGATGGATCAAAGATCCAATTAGAATCTATGTTAGGGTTTAAACAACAATTGAGTGATTATATAGAAAAACATAATATTAAATCTATTTTTGTGGATTATATTCAGATTTTTAAGAATTATAAAATAAAAGGTTACTATAATCCATTAGATATGCTTAATGATGTTGTCGGGATGTTTCATATGCTTGAAATTAAATATGGTGTTCGTGTGATTATGCTGTCGCAGATAAATAGGGAGGGAATTAAGAAAAGTGATAATAATGAGGGAGAGATGAAAGCATATCATTTAAGTGAAGTTTCAAATTTGGAGAAATATTGCTATTACTTGGTTATGTTATGGACAGATGAAGATTTAAAAAGGTCAAGTCAATTAAAATTTCAATTAGTTTATCATAGAGATGGAATAACTATAGCCAAACCAAAATTTACATGGGTATTGCCTCAATATTTTTTAGTAGGCAAGAATAATGAATATTCATTCGATAAGATGATAAATCCTCAGGAATCAGGAAATAATATAAAAAGTGATGAAATGAGTGAAATAGATCTTTTTGCAGATTAAAATGAAAAAATTTAATTTTTTAAAATAAAAAAGGAGAAGAATTATGAAAAAAATTATTATTTTACTATTAACATTTGTAATGTTAATATGGCTAGTGGGTTGTCCAACACCACAATGGCCTAAGAATGGTACAGATGGTTCTAATGGACAAAATGGAACAAATTCTACTACAGTTATTGTTGTAAATTCGAGTTCAAGCTCAAGTACTTCAAGTAACTCTAGTTCTAGTGTTAATAGAATTATTGTGATAAGAGTTCATGATGATTATATTCAATGGCAATATCAAGGTGATACTACATGGACTAATTTAATATTATTATCAGAAATTATAAATACACAATATATTATTATATATGGTGTGGATATTTATATAAATTTTTCATCAGATGGGTGTCATTTTCATGGTTATCATGATTATGATTGTCATCATGATTGTTGGGTTACTTATTCTTATGACAATTGTCATTGGTCTAATCCATGTAATTTTAGATAAGTTAAAGGAGATAAAATGAAAAAGATAATTTGTTTAGTGTTAATTAGTTTAATGTTTATTGGTTGTAGTTGTAATAGTTGGAGAGATTGGTTTAAATCACCAAATCAAATTATTATTAAAGGTGAAAAGGGAGATAAAGGAGAAACTGGGGTCAAAGGAGAACAGGGAATTCCTGGAAAATCAATTAAGGGTGATAAAGGTGACAGAGGTGAAGCTGGATACATCAGGATTAACAGAATTATTTATAGCGGAAGTGCACCAAAACGAAAAATAATTTCTATTCCTTGCTCTCCATTTTATAAAGATTTTTTTGGTCAGCATTATGTGGAACTTTGTATATATAACATGAACACGAATTTTGATGATTTCAATAATTATATTTTTTATAGTGCGGATGGAAAAATTAAAGCAACCGGAGCATTACAAGGCAATTCTTGTTTATCCATGAAAGTTTGGACAGATAAGAATGGAAATATTACATGGAAATCTAATTGGGATGGTACAGTGATAATTGAGTTAGAAGGTTATTATCCAAATTAAGTCAACTACCCAGGACTAAAGTACGTGGGCTTGAAAGTTCAGGGGTAATTAAAACCATTAAAAAACTTTCAATTTATTTTAAATATATTTAAAATATAAAAAAAATGCATAAAAAGGAGTTTAAAAGTGAGAAATATCGAAATATTAAATTTTATAGATAGATTGAAAGACACTATTGAAGTGGATGGTAAGAAACTTCCAATCTTTTATAATTTGAAGGGTGAAAAATTTTTATATGCGCTTAATAAGAATAAGCATCTATTAGATACATATTCTAATCAGTTTAAAATAAATTTTAGACTTAATGTTGTATCAAAATATCCACAATATGATAAATATTTTGAATATGAAATAAAAATGAGAGATGCAGATAATAGATATTCTGAGGATATTAAAGATTTAATGAATAAATTATCTATAGAAAAGAAGAATGAAAATCCAAATGAACAAGCTATTAAAGATTTAGAATTGGCTTTAGATAGTTTAAGAGAGAAAAAAGAAAAAGAAGTTCCAGAGATTAAAGAAAAACTCAAAGAAGAATATAAAGAATCAATTATTCAACAATCAGAATGTCAGAAAGAATGGGAAAAAGCATTAGATGAAGAAGCAACTATTCAACTTCATATGATTAATCGTGAGGATGTTCCAGTTGACGCAGTTGATGAGCAATATAGACATATTGTTCCGTTTATCAAAGGCTTCTTTGATGAAGAAGGGGTTCAAGTGTTGAAAAACATTAAGCCTGCATTATTGGATGGAAATGGAAAAACAATTATTTCATGATTCTAAATTGTTTACTGGGTTCTTATTTTTATATTTACAACAACGATAAGTTACAAATGTTTAAATCTAAGGATGAATTAAATTATTTTCTAAAAACTTATCATGGTATAGTCATTACAAACAATAGTGATAACATTCAATACGACAACATTGCAGATATAAGAATATTTAATTGGTTAATTAATAATTACAGTGATCATAATTATTTATGCTATATTACAGATATAGATAAAGAAAAAGTTTTGGAGTTGGTGAATGCTCAAAAAGTTCATATAAAAAATAATTATGATTACTTTTTTGAAAAGTGTTTGGAATATACAAAATATTATAAAAATTTAAATAAGCTATTTAAACTTGAATATAATGAATCATATTATTATAATTTGACTGAAAAAATGCAATTAGATTATGATATTAAGAAGAAAATTGAAGGACAGAAAGTGGAGAATTTGATAACTTTAATTGATAAAAATTTAAGTTATTCTTTTTTAACTCCGAATACAAAAATTTATCCAACTTCAACATTTTTACAAAAAATTGACAGGAAAAATCATATTGATCTTTTTAAAACAGATAAGAATAAAAATTATTATTTAATTGATTTCAAAAATTTTGAAGTCAGACCATTATATTTTTACACTAAAAATGAAGAATATATAAGTGATAAATTTTATGATATTTATTCGAAAAAGTATAAAATAGAAAGATCTGATTTTAAGAATAAGTTTTTGGCTTGGTTGAATGGGGCTGGTGAAAATTTATTACAAAATTTATTATATAATTTTAATAATGATTTTAAAGATATAGTTCAATTAAAACAATCAATGAAAAATGGTAAGTTTGTTAATTATTTTGAACATTGTTGTTTGTATGAACAAGATTATAAAAAGCTTGGATTATTGATAACTTCAACTTCTTATGATTTTTTGTTGAGATTCTATAATAAATGTTATAATAAGTTTAAAGATGATGTAAGAATTAAGTTTAGGTTCAATTTATTTGATGAATTTTTTATTGAAACAGATAAAGATTTTGGTTTAAATGAATTACCAAAGAATAATTTTTTTACATATAAAATAAATGAGGTGTAAAATGATAGAAGTTAAGAAGATATATGGTAGTAAATATTGTAAAAATTGTGCAAATGCTAAAAAATTGTACTCAAATGCTGAATATTTTGATATTGATATGATAACTAAAGATGAAAGAGATATATTGATAGATAAATCAATTAAAGTAAATTTACGAACTTTGCCTGTTCTTTTAGATGAAAATAATGACATTATACAACATAAAGATGGAAAGGTTATTGAATGAAAATCAAACCAGTTTTAATTTCACATGACTCAGTAGCTTTAATAACTCTTTTAAAAAGAAATGTGGATATTTCAGATGAATATGATAATATTTATGTATGTGATTATTTAACTGATAATGGTTTAATAGATGAATTCAAAATATCTGTAGAATCAGGAAAAAGGTATATTGAAGCTTTGGAGGATCATTGGAATATAGTATTTTTAGAAAGTGTTATTAAAGAGTGTATAAAATTAATTAAAGAACAAAGTAAAAAACATAATCCTGAATTTTTGGAAGGTTTGAAAAAACAAATAGTAGAACAAATTCCTGATATTGGAGATAAAAAATGAATTATATGACAGAATTTTTTGAAAGAAATAGCAATAAACCATTTTTTACAAATTTAAAAAAGTATTCGGAACTAACAGATGCTGGAAAAACAAAATGCATTTTGAGCTTGTTTGTTCATATAGTTATAGATTCAGAAAATTGTATAGACAATATGAATATTCAGGAGGAATTATTAGCAATATTAAATAAAATTATACTTTTTAAGAAGGATGACTTTATCATGTGGCTGAAATCAAAATTAGAGGAGTAAACTTATGGCAGATGTAATGGAAAAAGTGAATATTAAAGAAGATGAAAGAATAAATGAAAATAAAATTAAAAAAATAGATGAAAGAATAAATAAGTTGAAAGAAGACTATGAGAATGCCGAAATTATTTTTCCCACAGAAATCTACAAACGAATCACGGGATATTTCCAGCCACTTTTCAACTGGAATTTAGGAAAGAAATCGGAAAATAAAGATCGCAAAGTATTCGTTTTAAATAAGGCATTAAGTAAAATTGAGAGTGGAAAAGTAAAAAACAGTTTATGAATTATATTAAAATATATACACACTTAATGTTAAAAGCTCAAAATAGATTTTTAGATAAATGTATTTATACAGAAAATCATCACATAAGACCTAGATGCTTGAATGGTTCTGAAGATGATTATAATAAAGTCAGATTATTCGCAAGAGAACATTTTATTGCTCATTTCCTTTTAGTTAAAATTTATCCAAATAATGATAAATTGTTTTTTGCTTTTCATATGATGTGTAATTTTAATGGTAATATAAATAATAAATCATATGAGTGGGCTAAGATTAGATTTAGTTTATTTAGAAATAAAAAACATAAAGAAGGTTGTATGTGTGGATTTTGCAAAATTGGAGAAAAACATTGTAGACATGGCACACATCATACCTTAGAAGCAAAAGAAAAAAACCGAATTGCTCATTTAAATAAAAAACCATCAGAAGAGTCTATTGATAAAAATAGAAAAGCAAATAAAGATAGAAAGTTTATACATAAAAATGGAGTTATTAAAAAAGTTAAATTCGAAGACTTGCAATGGTATTTGGAAAATAATTGGTTAAATGGTAGGCCTGAAAGTACATATGAGAAAATGCGTAATAATGCTATAAATAAAACAAAAGAACAACAAGGACATAAAATAAAAACTTGTCAGTGTTGTATTTGTAAATCAAAACGTGGAGAATCAAACAAAAGAAAAGAAAAAATAAATGAAATGGAAAAAATCAATGGAATTCAATAAAAACCAAAAACAGAACGGGTTTGATATTAAAGTTAAAATAACAGACTCTGGAATTTTAATTCAATTAAAAACTAATAATTTAGATAACAAAGATATTTATGCTGATAAATCAGAAAAAGGTGTAGAACTTTGTCTTTCTGAAATAAATAATTATTTAAAAAACAAAGTAAATTTCAATTAAAACATATTTGTAAAAAAAGTGTAAAATTAGATATAGAAAGCTTTACTTATTTTCAACTTTATAATATAATCATTATGACAATAAGAAATGATTGATAGGAGGAGTAGATTATGAGAAGAAGAAATTTAAAATCAGCAATTTATGAAGAGTTTACATTAAAAGAGATTATTATTTGGCTTTGTGAAAATGCAAGAAGAAATAATAAGCGTAGCAACTTGATAGGTAGCAACTTGAGTAATAGCAACTTGAGTCATAGCGACTTGAGTAATAGCAACTTGAGTCATAGCAACTTGAGTCATAGCAACTTGATAGGTAGCAACTTGAGTAATAGCAACTTGAGTCATAGCGACTTGAGTAATAGCAACTTGAGTCATAGCAACTTGATAGGTAGCAACTTGAGTAATAGCAACTTGAGTCATAGCGACTTGATAGGTAGCAACTTGAGTAATAGCAACTTGAGTCATAGCGACTTGAGTAATAGCAACTTGAGTCATAGCAACTTGATAGGTAGCAACTTGATAGGTAGCGACTTGGGATATAGCGACTTGAGTAATAGCAACTTGAGTCATAGCAACTTGATAGGTAGCAACTTGATAGGTAGCGACTTGAGTAATAGCAACTTGGGATATAGCGACTTGAGTAATAGCAACTTGAGTCATAGCGACTTGAGATATAGCGACTTGAGTCATAGCGACTTGAGTAATAGCAACTTGAGTCATAGCAACTTGATAGGTAGCAACTTGATAGGTAGCGACTTGAGAGGTAGCGACTTGAGTAATAGCGACTTTGATTTTTCAGTTTTAAATTTTTCATATAAAGGAATAAATCTTAATTTTGATGACCGGACAATAAAGCAGTTAATGAATCACGCTTTAAAACAAAATAATAAAAATAAGATTTACAATGAAATAAGAAAAGCTATTTTAGACAATCCAGAATGGTATGCATGGTTAGAAGATTGGCATAGAAAAAGTGAAGTCAAGGATTTAAAAGAATTTTTATAAGGAGTATGATATGAAATATTTAATTTTATTTATAGTATTTATTTTTTTATTAGGTTGTGGTTTACCACCCACAACAGTAAATATTCCTCAATTTCAATGGGCAGATTATAATTGCCCACAAATATGGACAGATGAAAATGATAATCGAAGTGATATTTGTTTTAATAGCATTGGTTATGATGGATGTAATTATTCAACAGCAGGTAAGTATGGGGTATATTATACATCCAATGGAAATGGTATGTGGACATATAATAATTTAGTTGAAATGAATAAAACCGAATCTGATAAGATATTAGAAGAGGCAAGGGAAAAAGCCAAAAGTGTTAGATGGTATAATGGATATGAAGAAATAAAACCAATATTTAATTTATATGAATCTTACATCGAATCCCTTAAGAAAGAACAGGTAGAAAAATTAAAAGAAAATCATGATTTGATACATGATTATGCAGCAGAAATAGAAAGATTAAAATCTAAAAATCAAATTGTTATTGACTCTGAATTAATTCAATGGTTAAAAAATTTATCTTTAGGTCATGTGGCAGTAACTTATTTTGATCAAGAAAAAGCAAAACGTCTTTTAAACCAGATTGAAGGAAATGTAAAATGAATAATATTAAAAGAATGTTGCCTTTGATTATTGTAATGTTTTCTTTTGCAATGTATAGACAAAGACAATTAGAGAATAAAGATTATAGTCCATTTTACTAAAAAGTTTTGAAATCCTAGAGGAGAGGTTAATATGCAAATAGAAGATAATGATTTAAAAGAATGGCTTGAAAAAATATATAAAAGTAAATTGATTGAATCCTTAAAAATTATAAACGAACATAATGTTTTAAAAATAGAAGAGTATGCAGAGAAGCTAAAACTAATGTCTTATGAGCAATGGCTAGAAAAAGGAATAGAAGAATTACAATTTAAGTGCAGGTATTTAATAAATGTTTTAGACCAAACAAATAATGATTTAAAGTATTTAAAACAAAGTGGCTATAAAGATGAGTGGTTTGAAGTTAAATGGAGAATACAACAAATTGATAAAATTGTAAGTGATAATAAGGAAGGTAAAAATGTCATTTGACAAAAAAAGAATTAATAGAAAATGTTAAAGAAAAATATTAGATTTTAAATGGGAAGAAATTATTAAAAGACAAAATAAAAAGGACGGTAAATAATGTCAAATGAGAAGTTAAGTGAAGAAGAAATATTAAAGCTTGCAAAAAAAGAAATGGATGATTATATTGATATGGGCTGTTTTCAAAGACCTGAAGATGCAAGACCATATTTAATTGACGGATTTCAACTTGGGTATAAATATAATCAATTAACAATAGACAAACTACAAACTGATAAGGAAGTATATGATAATAAAAGTTGTTTGAATTGTATTTATAATACTGATAGTGAAGAAAATGATTGCCCTGTAAAAGATGCTCTTCGTGTATTAGAAGATTTTGACACAGAAGAATTTTATTGTTGCAATTATGAACAACTTATCGAAAAGCATAAGGAAGGTAAATAATGAGAGAAATTAAATTTAAAATAAAATATCAATCACCAAATACAGATGAACCAAACAAAATATATATTAGTGAGCCTTTTAATATAAATGATTTATTGTTTTTAGATGATACACAAATAGATTTTACAGATGGAAGTTATTTAAGATATGATGAGTTAGAAAAAGAAGCAATTACTTGGTTGTAATATACCGGGTTAAAAGATAAAAATGAAAAAGATATTTATGAAGGGGATATTTGTAAAGATGTTTATATTACAGATGATGGGGAATATAAATCAGAAAATATTGGTTATGTATATTACAATGGTGGACATTATAATATAACAGACAATAAAAAATATGATCCATTTTTATCTCTTTTCACTTATAGATTAGAAATTATTGGAAATATTTATGAAAATAAGGATTTATTAATGAATTAAAATATATTATAATTACATATTAAAAGGAGTCAACAAATGCAATTAGCTTCTTCAACTGAAAATTTAAAACAGAAAATGTTTACTGAGATTGTAAACAAAAAGTACCCATGGCTAATACACAAAGTTAAGAAAAGAAGAATTCAGTATGATAGAGCTAAAGAAATTGTGCATGATGCTATAGCTTCTTTTTGGAAATATCATATTAAAGTTTTTGATTTTAAAAAATATCCAGATGTTGATATAGAAACAGAAGCTGGTTATTTTTTAATGATGCATAAAGCAAATACATATTTTTTATGCAGATTTTTTGAATATATTTCTAAAAATTCATTTTACTACAAAAAATTTATTAAAGATTTGCAAGAAGAAAGAGAACGAGATTTAACATATTTATGTAATTTTCAAGAAATGAATGAAACACTTTACTCTAATCCTTTATTTAAAAATAATTTTTCAGAGGCTGTTGATATACTATTAGATATAAATTTTAAAAATAGTCAGGCTTTGGAATTTGGTAATAGACAAAATTTTCAAGATATTTGTGATGCTGAAGATAGGTGTTACAATAAACAATTATTAAAATTTATTGAGCATAGCAATTTAACACTACATACAAAACAATTATTTTCAAAATATTTAGAAACATTAGATGAAAATGTTTTTCAAGATTACAATATAACATATTATCGATTAAAATTTCAGAGTCTCGTTGAGGAATTCAATAATGCAAAACGCATATAAATTAATTATTGATTCAAATTACAAAGATTATCATCCATTAGTCAATATATCAATGATTGATATATTTGAAACAAATTTGAAAAAATATAAACAATTATTTGTGTTTGTAGATGATTTGACTATATTTTATAGAACTTATAGACTATTCACGGATAATTGTGTGTTTGTTTTGGATAAGAACATAATAATTAAAAAAAATGATATTGAAATTGAATATGTGAAATATGGTTTAGATGAAACATATAATTTTAAAAACAAAGTTTTGAAACATGACTTTATTAGGAAGTACTTATGCTGAAAGTTGGAGATAAAGTTAAATTAAAAGTTAATAAAGAAGTTATGCACAGTTTTGGACATTTAAATAATCTGATTTTTAGAATAAGAATAATTATAGAATTAGGAGAAGATAAAGGATATTATTTAGATGATGGAACACATGGACATCGGAATGTATAATTGACATTCGGAAAATAAAACTGAGGTTGTTGAATGAAAGTTAAATTCAAATTATTAAATGAAAAAGAATATATCAAGGCGTATGGTATTGGTCTTGAAAATGCTAATCAGTTATCATTAGTATATAATGAGTATATTTTAGCATATAAAAAATGTCATAATATTATGTTTAATGTGAAATATGATGAAAAAAGTAATAGGTATGATGTAATAAATGAAATACAAATTTATGAATATGGCGTCTTATTTTTTTATCCTGTAGAAGTCATAACCGAAAGACAAATCAAATTGAGGTTGTTGAAAAATGTTTGAAATATTTTCTAACAAAATAAATATTCAAGATATTTGCAATCTTCAACAATTAAAAAATAAATTGTTATCGGAGAAGAAAATACATTCAAAATATAGATATAAAATAATGAGTATGGATGAAAGAGAATTAAAGAATTTTTTATATACTTCAGTTTTTATTAAACATGAATTTGAAGGTATTGGATTTATATTTATTTGTATTAAGGATAATAATTATAAAGGTTTAGTTAAATATATTCTAAAATTAAATTTAAATGCTATAAATATTTTAAGATTATTTGTTCATTGTTTGCAACATATAGATAATTATGATGGAAAATTTAAAATTTATCTTCAAGATTTTAAAAATAAATATAATAGGAAATTTAATAGTTTATTATTTGATATTGGTCAAAAAAATTATATAGATAAAATAGATATATTAGGTTTATTTAAAAAATTAATGATGGGGTAATATGGAAAAAGAATATATTATTAAATCTGGAAATATGTCATTAAACAATAAATATGTTAAACCTATTTTTGATTTTTATGGAAATACATCAGTAGACATATTGTGTCATATATATGATTTTGCGTCGACTAGTGTTTTTAGTAAACAATTTATTTCTAGGCACACTATCTTTTCTATTAGACAAATAAAACTTAAGCTTTTAAAAGAACTATTTTAATAATATATAAATGAAAAGGAGAAATTATGAAATCTTTAGATTTTATAAAAAATAATATTAATTCTAGAGTTTATTTATTAAATGAAGGTGATTTGTACATGTCTTATGATTTGCGTAAATTTATAAAAAGATTAGATAATACACCAGCTCCTATTTTTATTAGGAAATTAACAAGATCAGGCCGGGTTTTATTGGAAGATGATGAAGGAAATAAATTTACAGTAGCATCAAAGAGAATAAGATTATATTCTGAATTAAAGGAGAACTTATGATTTTTTTAATTAAAGATGAAAACGGAAAAGAACTGTTCAAAACAGAGAATATAAAATTGAAAGACAAAATGATTGAAGGTTATATTAAAGAAAATCTTCAATATACAGTTGAAGAATTGGAATTGATCCAAGAATGATAGATATAAATCCAATATCATGTCAAAATAAATTTGAAAAAATATATTTGTCCTTTTATCAAAATAATAAAAAGTCATATATGAAAATTGATAATTTTAAGAATTATTTTTATTTTTCAGATTTTGATAAACCAATTCTTTCTAAAGCATTAGCTTCAAAACAATTTGGTTCAAAAAAAGATTCATTAAATTTTGATAATACTTATGAAAATGATATAAGTCCAGCTAAGAGATTTATGATAGATAATTTTGGAAAAACTCAAGAATTACCATATCAAAAATTGAGAGTTGGTTTTTTTGATATTGAAGCTTTGATTGAAGGAAAATTCACAATTAATGGAAAGTATCCCATATCCGCAATTTCAATATATGATTCACAAACAGATAAAATATATACATTTGCATATAAAGATGGAATCAATAAAACAAATAAAGATAAGTGCATCAAGATTTATGATAAAGAAGAAGCTATGCTGAATGCATTTTTAAAGTTTATGGAAATTTGTAAATTCGATGCTTTGCTTGGTTGGAATTCTTCTCCAAACTTTATTGGATCAGGTTTTGATATTCCATATCTTTGTAATAGGTTAACTCAATTTAAACTCTTAAATAAATTATCACCATTTAATTTAGTTGAAAAGCATTGGAGAAATGAGAATGAATATGTTATATATGGATTAACAGTATTAGATTATATGGGAATTTATAATAAATTCAACTATAAAACTATGGAATCTTATAGATTAGATTTTATTGCTGATACAGAATTAGGAGAAGGAAAATTAAAATTTAATGGTGATTTGAATCAACTGTATAAAAATGATATAGATAAATATATTGAGTATAATCGTCAAGATGTTATGTTGATGAAAAAAATGGAAGATAAATTGCAATATGTAAGTATTGTGGATGAAATGCGTAGACTTGGTGTTTGTAATTTTGATGAGGCATTAAATTCTTCTGTTGTAATTGATAATTTACTTTTAAAATTTCTTAATAATAAAGGATATATAGTTAGAAGTAAAAGAAAAAGGGTTGATAACGATAAATTTCAAGGTGCATTTGTTCTCGAACCAAAAGCTGGGATTTATGAAGGTGTTGTGTGTTTGGACTTTACTAGTCTATATCCTTTTTGTATTATTAACGGAAATGTCAGCATAGAGAGTTTAATTACAACTGTAGATAATAATTATAAACCTAAAGAAAATGAAATTAAAACTCCAAACAATGCATTATTTACAAAAGACATAAAAGGAATTTTTCCAAGTATTTTGAAATGGTTGTTTAGCAAAAGAGTGGAATATCAAAAACTTTCAGATGAAGCAATAGATAAAAACGAAAAACAAGTTTATGATATGAAACAATATGTATATAAAGCACAGCTATTGAATTCATTTTATGGGTTTATGGGTTTTTCTGCTGGTAGATTTTTTGATATAACTTTAGCTGAAGCCGTAACATCTATGGGCAAATCAATCATAAAATATGTCATTTCAGAATTAGAAAAAGAAAACTATATGATTATTACAGCAGATACAGATTCATGTTATTTAACTAAAAAAAATGGAACTATTACAAAAGAAGAAGGGATTAAACTTGGTTCAGAAATAAGAGATAAAATAAATGAAAAATTAAAAAAGTATTGTAAAGATAAAATGAATATTTTAGATGCAAATTTTGATTTCAAATATGAAGGTTATATTTCTAGAAGTATTTTCTTGAAAAAGAAAAATTATATAGTTCATTGGACAAATAAAAAAGGAAAAGATTGTGATGAAATACAAATGAAAGGGGTTCAAGTTAAAAAATCAGATACATCAAAATATACAAAGAAATATTTAACAAAGATTTATGATATGTTAATTCATGATGAAAGCATAGAAGAAATAGATGAGCAAATAAAAAGATTTAGAAATGATATTACAACAGCTTCTATGCAAGATATAGGCATTCCTTTTACAATAAAAGATATGGCAAAATATCAAAAAAATGAACCCATTCAACTTCGAGCAGCAAAAGTGTGGGAACTTAATTTTGCAGAAACTTATAATTGTTCTTTTGAAAATACAATGAAAGGTAAAAGATATTCTATAATGAATAAAGGATTATACAAAGATGAAAAAGAACCAGTTATAGGAATTCCTGAGGGAATAGAAATGCCAGTAAGTATTATTATAGATTATGAAAGAATGAGAGAACAAATAGTTGAATCGCCATTAACGAACATCCTGGATGTTTTGAATGATATACGAGTTAAAAAAATGATAGACAGTTATATGGATTATAACTTAGATGACTTAATTTATAATTTATATATCAATATGAAATTAGAAGAAGTATCAAAAGATTTACATAAAAAGAATAATTTAAAAAAGTTTATTAAATTTATAGAAGAATCAATTCAAAATAGAATATTTAATTCATATTGTAATAAAAAGAATTATTTTAATAAGAATTTAGTAGTGGAGATAACAAAAAGATATTTCGAAAATGTTGATTTAAGTTCTGTTGAAATTAAAAAAGAAGAAGAAATAAAAGAAATAAATATTGAGGATAGTTTTCTATGATTAAAAATTAAATTAAGATAAATGGAGAAGTCTTTTAATAATATATTAATGAAGGAGAATTTTATGAAAATAAATAGAAGAAATGATGTTTTCGTGGTTACAGAATTTTTCTTTGGAAATGTTTATATTAAAACGTATTGGATTAAAACAATAAGATTAAAATTTAAAAAAATAAAAATGCAAGGAACAAAAAATGGTATGGTTACATTATCAAATAGAGGAATAGATATTATTAAATCAAAACATAAACACTTTATTGAGAAAGAATTATTGGATGAAAAAAATTGCAAAAAAGCAGTAAAAAAGTGTAGGAGAATATTTAATGGATGATACTATAAATTTTAAAATAATACAGAAAGAATTAGAAGATTATGATAGAGATATATGGAATGAGCGTAAAAAGAAAAGTAAAGAATATATTGAGCATTTTGAAGAAAAAAGTAAATGTACAATCAAAATTGATGAATCAAAATATCTTCTTATTTGTCCTTTAGGTGATGAGCATTTGGGACATGAAGGTGTTGATTATGAACAGGCTGAAAAAGATGCTAAAGAAATTGGTAATTGCAAATACGCTTTTGGGATAGATGCTTCTGATAGTACTGATAATTTTATTAAACAAAAACATTTAGAAGCTATTATATCAAGTGATTCAACTCCAAAGCAACAAATTAAATTATTGCAACAATACACTGAATTTTTTAATGGACATTATATTTTAAGTATATCAGGAAATCATAGTAATTGGTCAAAAAAATTAACAGGTGTTGATTGGTTAGCAGAATTTATGAAAAAGAATAATGTAGTGTATAATCGAGATGAGATAAGAATTTATATAGAATTAAATGGAATTAAATATTCTGGAAAATTAAGACATAAAATGCGAAATAAATCAATGTATAATAAAACTCATGGGTTAAAACAGAATCAAAGATTTTATTCGGATGAAATATTTGATTTTTTAATTGGAGCACATTATCATGAACCCGCAATTGAACAATCAGAAAATTTTGGAAGAACTCAAACATTTTTGCAAACTGGGACTTATAAAAAATCTGATCCTTATGCTTATGAAGAAGGTTATGGAATTGGAAAAACTAATATGCCTTGTATGATATTTAATCCTTTTGAAAAAGAAATTATACCTAGTTTTAACATTTCTACTGGAATAAAATTAGTTAATGCTTTAAATAAGGAGTTAAAAAATGGAAAAAATAATAGAAGAATTAAGAAATAAATGTAAAAGAAAAAGTTTTCATCATGAATTAACAATCAAAGATTTTAAAGTGATTTATTATTTATGGAATGATAATACTATATCAAGAGAAAAAATTTTAGAAGAATTACATAGACATGAAAGAACTATAAGAAAAATAGATAGATTTATTAAAGAATATTTTGAAAACAATAAAATTGATAAAATTGATGATGAATTATTTCAGAGAATATTAACACAATATGAGGAAAATAAATGAATATTATAATAGCAATAGATTTTGACGGAACTATTGTCAATCATGAATATCCAAAAATAGGAAAATTAAAATTCAACGCTAAAGAAGTCATAAACAAACTTCACAATAAAGGACATAAAATTATTATTTGGACTTGTAGATATATATCTATGGATTTGGATAGTATGATCGATTTTTTGGTTGATAATGATATCCCTTTTGATGATATTAATGAAAATGTAATTACGGGAGATTTTGAACCTGAACCGAAAATTTATGCTGATATTTATATTGATGATCGTAATATTTTTTGTGAAAGTGTAGATTGGTTTAAAATTCAGAAATATTTAGAAGAAAAAGGAATTATATGAAAAAAAATTGCATAATGTGTGAAACTACATTTAATGAAAAGGATGTTCGAGATACAATTTGCATTAAATGTTTTGAATATATGGAATCAGATAAAAGTGGTAGATATTTGAAGGAAGTAATAAAAGAACCAGTTAAAGAAATTAGTCAATTTGAAGAATTTTTTTAATATTTTAATATATAAGAAGGTAAATTACGGGAACAATCATTTGTCAATGTGAACAATGTACTAATACAAGTAACATAGATCAATCCACTATTCTGTGCAACGATTGTTATCAATATATGTGTGGAAAATCAGATGAAGTTAAAAGATTACAAAAAAAATTAGATAAATTAAAGCAAGAAAATAAAACATTGAAAGAAGAGATAAGGCAATTTAATCGTGAATGAATTAACAGAAATTTTAAAAAATTTTAAATCTATAGAACCATCAGATGTCAAACTTATTCACATTTATTATAATGTTTGGAAAAGAAATATATTTTCAAATGCTAGAATCAGTAAAGCAAAAAAGAGATTTCGCATTTGAAGTGCCTGAAGAATTCATGGATATGTATAATAAAGAAATACAATTACAAAATGATGGTATAAGATTAACAAAAGAAATGCTAGAATCATTTAAATTGGAAAATATTTACGGAAAAGCTAAAGAAAATATTAAGATTATTGATAATTTCTTTTAATAATATATTAATGAAAGGTGAGTATGAAAGATATTAGCGAATTAACAAATATAGAACAATACAATTCCATTCTTTTAAAACGTGATGATTTATTTAAACCATTCGAAGATTCAGAATTGAATGGTGGAAAAATGCGTCAAGCTATATTTTTAATTTAAAGTAATTTAGAAAAAATAAGAACTTAGCATCATAATACAGTTATAACTTGTTGTAATTTTTCATCTCCACAAGCATTAATTATATCAAGAGTGTGTAAAGAATATGGGATTAAATCAATAATTTGTTATGGAAGTGATAAAAAATCAACAAATGAAGATATAATGAAGAGACACAAAATGTTTCAATTAGCAACAGAAAATGGTTCGGAACTCAGAAAAGTTGCAAGTTTAGGTTATAATTCAGTATTAACTTCAAGGGTTAATGATATTGTAAGAAAAGAAAATTATTTTAATGTAACATTTGGAATAAATTCTCAAAATGAAGATTTTATAGATATTATATCAAAGCAAGTTCAGAATTTACCGGATGATTTGATAAATTTAGTAATTCCATGTGGAAGTGGAATAATTTCAGCATCAATATTGCATGGACTTTATAAGTATAAAAAGAAAGTTCAAAAAGTTTATGTAATTCAAATATCTGATAAAGACAGAAGAAAGACAATTGAAAGATGGGTTGAGCCATTCGAGAATTATATTTATATAAGAGATAAATCATATGATTATAATACTAAAGTTAATATTAAATTGGGTGATATAGAATTAGATTCTATATATGAAGCGAAGGCATGGGATTGGATGATTAAAAATATAGATATAAATCAAAAGACACTATTTTGGATTGTAGGAAATCAAAATAAAGTGAGAGATCATTAGGATGAAAGCTAAAGTTAAAAAATTAACTGAAAAAGAATTTGATGAAATTTATAATAATTCAAAATACTTAGAAGAAGATTCATCTTCGGTTACTTATGTAGAATATATCAGTAAGGTAGAAAGATATTTTGGAAAAATAATTAATGTTGTGCCATATAGATATTTTTATAGAAGTGTTGATGACAATATAGGATGGTACAAAGAAGAACTTATATTTGAAAGACAAATCAAATTGAGGCTATTAAATGAAATTTAAAATTGGAGATGATGTTAAAGTATTTAAAATATGTGAACAAGATAGAAAATATGCATCTTGGGTTTCACCTATGGATTATTTAATTGGAAAAATTTATACAATAGTTGATATTTATAATGGATTTTATGGTTTAAGTAATAATTGCATATACTATGAAAGAAATTTGAAAACATTAAAGTCTATAAAACTTAAATTATTGAGAGATTTATTTTAATAATATATAAATGAAAAGGAGAAATTATGATTAAAGATTTTTTAAAATTTGCTAATCTAAATGGATTAGTGGAAAGGTTTATCGTAAGTAAAGATAAAATTAAGTGTATGGTTTCTGATGGTTCTATAGCAGTATTTGTAGAAGCTAAAAAACCAATATTTGCAAATGAATTTGCTTTGACAGAGGTGCAAAGTTTGATTAAGGTTTTGGATAATTTTGATGTAGATTTTGAAGAAGATGCTACAAAACTTACTTTCAAAAATAGTAATAAATCAAAATTGACATGGTTAAAGGCTGATTTGGGAGTTGTTCGAGCATATGAAAGAACAAAAGAAGATATTGAAGGCATTTATACTTCTGATAAAGTGATTTTGACATTTAATAAAGAGGAAATTGAATCATTATCAAAACTTTTGAAATCAGGAATTGATAATAAGATTAAATTTTATAGCGAAGAAGGAAAATTGAAGATTTCAGTTGGTCGAGAGTTCAGATACAATTATGAAACAATAATTAAAGATGAAGGCATTGTAAAGGATATAAATAATAATTACATTGTTGCTTCATTAATTAGAGTATTGGATTTGATTGGTTCAGATTGTAAAATTACTTTAGATGCTATAAAAACAGATGAAGTATTAAAACCATTACCATTGATTATTGAATTGGATAATGCAGATTATAATGCAACATATTTTATAGCTCCAGTAAGGGCTAACAATTAGATCAATTTTTGAAGAGGAAAAACATGAAAGATATTTGGGTTGAACATTATAGACCAAGAGAATTGGAAGATGTCATATTAAATAAGAATTATTATGAAGTTTTTAAATCTATGGTTGATAATAAACAATTGACTGGAAATCTGTTATTTTATGGTGCGGCAGGAATTGGGAAAACAACTACGGCGAAAATATTAGCAAAAAAAATAACTAATGATATACTATTTGTGAATGCATCGGATGAAAGAAATATTTCATTAATTAGAGATAAAATTAAAAGCTTTGCAGAAGTTCAGTCAATGGATTTCAATTCAAGAAAAATAGTTATCTTAGATGAAGCAGATGGTATAACGACATTAGCACAAGAGGCATTAAGACCATTAATAGAAATTTATAGTTCTAATTTGAGAATAATTATGACATGTAATAATGTACATAAAATTTTGATTCCGATACAAAGTAGATTCCAAATGTTTGAATTTTTTCCAATTACAAAAGAACAAGCGATTGACTATATAAAAGAAAAGATAATTAAGAAAGAAAATATTGAATTTAAAGATGAAGATTTAGAAAAACTATTTATTTCAAGTCATGGAGATTTGAGAAAAATGATTAACAATCTTCAGAAATCAATAATTCAAGGGAAATTGGTTTTAATTGATAATGATAACATTGTTAAATTTATGACAGTTTTCAAAGAAAAGAATATTGAAAATTTGAAAATATTTTTAAGTGAAAACGAAATAGATTATTTGCAAATTGCTAGAAGAATGTATGAAAAAACAACAAATGCTCGAGTTCTTCAATTAATTGCAGAATATTTATATAAGGATTATTTTTGTATAGATAAAGAGATTAACTTTACAAGTCTTATTATTTCATTGTGGGGGTTATAGAGTGGCTAGATTGATTGATAATTTTATTGTTCCGCCTTTTTCAGTTTTAGATTCAAAACAAGGTTATTGGCAAAAAAGAAAAAACTTTTGGATTAATAAAGGAATTAAAAGTGAATTAGGAAGGAAAGTTCAAGGGAATTTATCTTTTGAAAGATTAAAAGATATGAAGAATCAAGCATCTTTTGGAACTAAAGCGATATTGAAAGTTGGTGGACAATCAATATTTGACCCAGTATTAACTGAGGTTATGTATGAGTGGTTTTGTCCAACAAATGGTAAGATATTAGATCCATTCGCTGGAGGTTCAGTTAGAGGAATAGTTGCAAATTTTTTAGATCGAGAATATGTAGGATTAGAATTAAGAAAAGAACAAGTGGACAGTAATATTGAACAGGCAAAAACAATTTGTGATAATGGAAAAACAAAATGGATAACTGGGGATAGTGATAAAGAATTAGATAAAATAACAGAACAATTCGATCATATATGGATTTAGAGATTTATTCTCAAGACCCAGATGATTTAAGTAATATGAGCGATTCAGATTTTACATCTAAATATGATTCGATAATATTGAAGAGTTGTAAATTATTAAAAGACAATAGATTCGCTTGTTTTGTTGTTGGAGATATTAGAAACAGTTCAGGACTATATAAGGATTTTATTACTATTACCAAAAATGCATTTTATAAAGCTGGATTGGGATTGTATAATGATATTATTCTTTTAAATGTAATCGGTTCAGCTTCAATGAGAATTAATTTCACATTTGCTACTAGGAAAGTTTGTAAGATACATCAAAATGTTTTGGTGTTCTATAAGGGCGACGCAAAAAAAATTGGTGATCATTTTGAAAACAAATTAAAGAACAATGGTATAGACCATTCATTTTTGTGAGGAATTAACTTGGTAGACGTAACTTTTTTTGACTACTTACAATCATTACTCAAAAAAGATAAAAGTCACGAGCAAGCTTTAGCATTTTTCAAAAAACATGATGATTTCAGAAACTTTGACTCTTTCATGATTTGTAAGTATTTATACCAAGGAAATATGATGCAATGGGCAAATTATTTCCAGAAATATGTTTATGTATTGAAAAAGGAAGAGATGTTTAAATTGATATATTTTAATCTTCCAAGAAACAATGTGTTTATAAAATATACCAAAAAAGTAAAAGAAGAAAAGAAAGAAATTATAGATTATTTGAAGGATTATTATCAAATAAGTCAAGAAAAAGCTAAAGATTATTTAGATATATTGTCAGAAGATGATTTAGAAGATTTTCTTTCTATGTATGGTATGGACGCAAAGAAGATACAAAAGGTTTTAAATGGATGATTTAGTTTTGAAAAGTATTGACAATAGAATGAGAGATGAAAAATCATTTTATTTACCTAAAAAAGATTATACCTATATTCGAGATATGTATGGTGAAGATTATATTATAGATTTTGTAATTGAAGCAATAAAGAAATATAACATTGAATATCCCATAGAAACAAGAACTGATAATGAAATATATGAAGCTTTTTTAAAATTGCAAAAAGAATTACCATACAAATATATCATTCTAAACAATAAGTTTTTTCATAAATTTGAATATGATTGTATCACGGAAGAAAAGAAATTATTTTATATAAAGATTAATAGTTCTTTTAATATAGTTTCAAAATATTTTAATCTTTTGAATAGGAATAAGACAGCTACTAACAGAGGAATTTCAATATATGATAAATATCATGACGAAAAACAATTTAGAAGAATATTGAGAGGAATAATTACTTTGGGATATGATAGTATAGATTATAAACGACTTTCTTCATCATTCGCTTGCAGAGGCTCAGCTGGAACTCCGATACAATTTAATGTAAATACAGCTAGATGTATTTATCATTTATTTAATGCAAAGAATGTATTAGATTTTTCTGCCGGTTGGGGTGATAGATTGGCTGGTTTTTGTTCATTGAAAGACACTCAAAGTTATGTGGGTATTGATCCATTTAAAGCAGTATATGATAATTATTATAAACAGGTGGAACTCTACAAAGTTGATAAAAAATTTACATTTATAAATCAACCAGCAGAAGATGTAGATTATTCACAATATAATTTTGATTTTATTTTTACATCTCCACCATATTTTAATGTTGAATTATATGATGCAGATTCAGAAACAAATTCACATAAAAGATATAGTAATTTGGAGTTTATGGTTAAATGGTTTTCTGTTTAAGGTGTTAAAGAACTCAACGTTTAGATTAAACGACAATGGCTATGTTGCTATAAACATATCAGACTATAATGATAATAAAGGGAGAGTTAGAATTTGTGATGATATGGTCAAATATGTTACAGAAGAATTAGGATTATTGTTTTGTGGAACTAGTGGTTATCATATAAATAATAGATATGTTGCATATAAAGAAACAAAAGATATGAATATACAAGAAAATATATTAGTATCTAGAGATAAAGTATTAACTGAACCAATGTTTATTTTTAAGAAAGGTAAAAGTTTCAATGTTAATGAACTTAATACTGGAATAGTTAAAGATTTTTTTTAGGAGCATAATATGAAAAGAAAAACAATTTTTGAAAGAGAAGTGAAACTTAAAGGTGGTATGAATTTTTATATTTTAATGCCTGATGTATGTAGGCTAAATGATATTAAATTAGAATTTATCTATAATGATACAACTACAATTGCAATAATTACATTGAATGATAGAATATTTAAAGGCGTTGCAAAGTTATTAGACTTCGATATATATGATAAAGATTTTGGTGAAAGATTAGCTTATTCTAAGGCATTGTCAAAGTTGTATAAATTTGTATTTAAACTTAGAAATAATAGTGTTAAAAAAATTAATTATTGGTTGGACAGCATTCTTATAAATATTCCAACTTTAAAAACAAAAAAGGAGAAAATAAATGATTTGGACGAAAATAAAATTGAAAGTTAGAGATGGGGAAATAACACTCACACAAGAAAGATTTTTGGAACTTTTGTCTTTAGGTAATCTTTTGTTTAATTCAGGAGAACCTACATTGCCATATCCAAAAATAATAAATGATTGGTGGACAGCGATACCAGTACCAACTTGGGAAGACCCTCAAGTTACTTGGAAAAAAGTAAATCAAAATGATGTGGTTTTAATTACTATGACTGCATTAGAACCAGTGATTGGTCCGACAATATATACTGATCCAGGAAATATAAATGATCAAGATGGCACAATAACAGTGGCATTGACATCCGATGATTAAATTTAATTTTAATAAACAGCAATGTTTATTTTAATAATATATTAATGAAAGGATAAAAAAATGATTGAAACACGCATTAATTCTATTAGAATGAAAGATTATGAAAAGTATATGTTTAAAGAAACCAATTGGCAAAACGAATATCCGGTAATAGTATTTGAATTTAAAGGAGACGGAGTGGGGTTTGAAGAAAAAAAATCAAATAGGTCTACTAAAAAAGCATTAGAAGATTACAGGTTGTTTTTGAGAGAACAAGAAAAGCTGGCAACTCTTTACTTGAGTCATATTGAAGAAATAAATAATAGGGATGAGATACATTTCGGAAAACAAAAATATATAGTGGGTTAAAATGAAGCCTAATTGTATATTATGTGAACATTATTATAAAAATAGACATAGCAAAAAAGATTATCGTGGTTGTGATGGTACTTGGCATAAATTTATTTATCATTGTTATGAACCAGATAATAGACAAATAAAATTAAAATTATTGAAGGAGTTAACATGAGATTCATTTTAGACGAAAATCATAAAGAAATAGTAGTTACAAAAACTAAGGAATTGGATTTGAGCACGCAAAGATATACTTTTGTTGGAAATATAACAATAAATGATAAGTTGTGCAAAATATATAATAACAATAAAAGTTATATATTTTTTAATTGTAAATTCAATTGGTACAAGACATCTAATCTTTATCTGAAAGATATTGTTTTAGATGGCAATTATAAAGTTAAATGATAAGAATAAATGAAATATATTTTGGAAAATGTGAAGATATTATGATAGAAATTCCAAATGAATTCATTGATCACATAATATGTGATTTACCATATTTTCAAGTATCAAAAGATGAATGGGATAATAATTGGAAAAATGAAGAAGAGTATTTAATTTGGATATCAAAAATATTTAATGAATATAATAGAATATTGAAAAATGATGGAAATTTATTTTTATTTACTGGTAGAAAATATTATAGACCAATGTGCAATATATTAGATAAATATTTTATTGAAAAAAGGCAAATAATTTGGTCAAGAAAAAGAAATTTTAATACTACCAGAGGACATTCATTATCAAGCGGATATGAACCTATAGCATATTATTCTAAAGGCAAAAATGCTATTTTTAATAATATAAAAATATTTAATAATATCAATAGAAAAGAATATACTGAAGGGATATTGAAAAATGGTGTAAATTTAAGTGATTGCTGGAATGATATAAATGCTTTGCCACATAATAGTCCAGAAAAATTAAATCATTCAGCACAAAAGCCTTTAAAATTAATTGAGAGACTTGTAGAATTAGGAAGTAATAAAGGAGATTTAATTTTAGATAACTGTTGTGGGACAGGAACATTAGGTGTTGCCTGTTTTAAATTGAATAGAAATTATATTTTAATTGAAAATAATAAAGAAAAATATGAAATTTCATTAAACAGAATGAATAATTTAAAAAATAGTATTTTGTAGGATTAAATGATAAATTTACTTATAGACTTTTCTCAAATTATCTATAAAACTTATTTCATTAACATTCAGAAACAGCCAGATGATAGTTTTGCATTCTGGCGTTTTCTTATTTTGAAATCAATATTAAATTTGAACAAATTATTTAATCCAAATGAAATAGTTCTTTGTTGTGATTCTAAATCTTGGAGAAAAGATATATTTCCAGAATATAAAGCTGGACGCATTAAAAATAATAGTGTAAACAAATTATTTGAAGAAGTGGATATATTTATTGATGAATTACAAACCAGATTTCCATATAAAGTTATAAAAATTCAAAAGGCGGAAGCCGATGATATTATCGCAACACTAGTTTTCAATAAAAAACCTGAAGATATTATATACATTTGCAGTGATGATCATGATTTTATTCAACTTTTAAAGTATGATAAAATTGGTTTATATAATTTAATGTCAGAAGAATTTGTCGAATTTCCAATTAAAAATGGCAAAAATGAGTTTAAAACTGTGGAAGATTATACAAAAGATTTTTTATTGAGGGGTTGTGTGGGTGATGGATGTCCGAACATTCTTAGTGATAATGATACATTCATAACAGAAGGAAAAAGACAAATTGTAATGAATAAGAAAAGAATAGAAAAAATATTAAATGAAGGTATTGAAAATCAATTATATTACAATAGAAACAGGAATGTTTTGCTTTTAGAACCAAATATTATTCCTAAAGACATTCAAAGCAATATTATGAACGAATATAATAATTGTAAAATAGTAAAAAGTATAGACAAAATACATGATTTTTTTGAACATTATAATATGCAATCTCTTTATGGAAAAGAAATAGAATTTCAAATTAAAATTTAATTTTTTATATTTATTAAGTTAAATATTTTAAAGGATAAACCAATGATAGTTAGAGAATCTAAAAATTTTTATAATTTTAAATTTGTCTTTAGTAGAAAAAGCGATTGCCAGCAATTTGTAGATACATATGTAAGTATATTACAGGATGTTAGAATGAATGATATTTTGTTAGTTGGAAGAATTTCTAGAGATTATTGTGTAGAATGTGTTAAAGATTTAATAAATATTTATGATGCACAAATAATAGAGTTAAAATGAAATGTTGTTTTCAAGATTGGAAAAAGATAAAAAAACATATAATTATTCCAAAAAATATTTAGATTTTACTAAAGAATGTAATGGCAATTGTATCGTTATTTTTGAAAATGCTTTACAGGCAGAAGAATTAAAAGAACATTTTAGAATAAATAATACTCCTGATAATGATGAATTTAGAAGTTGGGAAGCTCAAGTTTGGATAGGTCATAACGCAGAAAAATTTAGAAAATATTTGAATAGCATAAAATTGTTAGTGATAATGATTGATATAAATAGGGAATATACTTTTGAATATTTTTCAGAATTGGTAGACGGGTTTAATAATATGAAAAATAATATTATAGATTCTATTTATTAGGATTAACACAGTGGCTTCAATTATAAATATTGTATATATTAATTATTATGCCTATCCCTTTATTACAGAAATAAAGGATTAATATAGATTTTATAGTTTTTAAAGGAAAAAAGCTATAAAATGGTTCTTTGACACAATTATTTTTTAATTTTTTAATTTTATAGTAAAAAATTTGAATTTTAGATAAATTAGATATATACTTAATTTTAGAAAAGAAATAAATTTAGGAGAAGTATAATGTCAATTACTGTAAAAATGCAAACACCCGATGGAAAAACAGTTGATAAAACAGGAGACCCTGTTAAAGTTAAAACTCAAATAGAAGAATGGAATATCTATGAATTAGAAGATGGAACTAAAATAAGAACAAAACAATCTCTTGTTCAAATATTAAAACTTCAGGGGGAGACAGATACTGCTGGAAATCCTGTATATTTTTTGCAATCAGCACCGATAATGCTTGTAGATCCCCCAGCGAAAGGTTAATATGAATAATCCTTTAATGATAGGAGAAAAAATATCACCTTTAATTTTAAATGCTATTAACCCCAAAAAAATAGATGAAAGAGATATTACACTTCAATTTACTAGAGAAGAAAACTCAAAAGAAATCAAAATAAATGATTATTATAGGCAATTTAAAGAAGATGAATTAAGTAATTTTTCGAAAAAAGAATATCTAAATGCTAATATTTCATTTTTTATAATATTTACAATTAATGGAATTTATAATACTAATATCTTATCTTTTTATAAGTTTTCTAATAGTAAAATATTAATTCCCGATGATAATAACAGAAAGGAGAAAAATATGGATAATGATGATATTTTAAAAACATATATTGATAAAATAGACAGAGAACAATCGGATTTACGAAAAAACATTCAAGCTAGTGAAGAAAGAACAGAACACAGAATTGAAAAAATTGAAGAACGAATGGAAAATAGAGTAAATCAAATGGTAAATGTCGTAGAATCGAAATTTACATCTTTAGATTCAAAATTTGATTCTACAAAAAATTGGGTAATTGGTATATCTATAGCAATTCTTCTAGGCGTTGGAGGAATGGTTTTATCTGTATTGATAGCCGTTCTACAAAAACCTCATCCTTAATTTTTATAATTTTACTTAATCAAATTCTTATAAGTCAAACTTTCACAACCAACACAAGCTGATAACAGCCTATTGAATAATTGACCTTCCCAAAATCTTCTATTAAATCGGTAGCAGAATTCATCAAGATATTTCTGTAAATGTTCATCGCAAGCTCCGTGATAAGTACCTTTAATATAAGTTTTTGCATTTGATATTATCGTATGAACCCACTTCATTATATAATCAACGCTTTCATGTTTAAAATTATTTTTTGAACGATTTTCTGTAATAAAGGGATACGCATATTAATTATTATAAGTTTCAGGTTTTGTTTAAACGAATTTTTAAGATATATTATATGATTATATAATTTTATATTTTGTATATAAATAAAAAGGAGAATTTTATGAATTTAGAATTAATTGCAGAAGGTTTGAGAGAAATTGCAGATGCATGTGTTTTGATTGCAAATGCGATAGATCCAACTTTAGAAGGTATTGAAGAAGTTGATTTTGAAAATGCCTTGCAGGCAGAAGAAGAAATATTGACAACTGATCCAGTAGAAACAACTG